GACAGCCACTTCTCGGCTGCGTTGGCGTCCTTCAGTGGGTCCAGGGACATCATTACCGGGCCGACCCACACCGCGCTCTGGTAGGCGTCGCGGATCATCGGATCTTCCCAGTAGCCTGGGGCTTCGAGCATGCCGCGGGCCACCGCCTCGTCCAGAACCCAGTTCCACACCGGCTGGTTGAAGGCGCAGTTCAGGTCGTCGCGCTCTACCAGGTACTTGCGGAAAGCGTCCTGCACCGCAGCGCGGGCGGCTGAATAGCTGGTGTTGTAGGACTTGGTGAGCACCTCGCGCGGTACGCCCAGCGCGGTGCCGACGTAGGACAGCACCGCGTCACAGAATTTCTCAAAGGCAGTATTCGGCCGAGTGGCAGAGGCAACCTGGATCTCCTCGCCGGGGGCCAGGTCAACAATCATCCCGCTCTGCATCTTGGTGATACTGTTGCCCTTGGGGGTGATCTGCATGCCGCCAACCATGCCGGGGATAGTGGCACCGCCCGCAAGCGGGCTAGTCGGAGCCGGCGACTTCACGAAGATCGCCAACATGGCAGAGGTCACCGCCGCGGTGATCTCGGCTTCGCTGTAGCGGGAGAGCTGCTTGAACATCTCGATCACCGGGGCCAGGTGCGGCACGCCGCGAGTCTGGCCAGGGCGCAGGCGGGACATCACCAGCAGGGCAAGCGGGTCGCCCTTCCCGTCGTAAGCAGGGATACGGGTAAACCGCGTGGCATCGGTAATGATCGGTTTGTCGCCCGGGTGCTCCTTCATGCAGTGGAAGGCCACCGGGAACCCGTCAGCGTCTACCTCGACGCCTTCCCGGATCAGCTGGTTCTGCATCTTGTCGAGCGGGGTGGCCAGGCGGTCGGCCTCGATCACCTGAACGGCAACCCCCAGCGCCTTGCCGGCGCGCGGGAGGTACCGGCGCAAGGCAAGCACGTCGCCGCTCTCCAGACGGGACCGGTACACCAGGCGCTGCATCGCCCAGAAGTTGCACCGGCCCTCGGCGTCGAAGGTCGGCTTGTTGGCGATGTGGTTGAAGATCCGCTCGGCCATGCGGGACCAGGCGGTCGCCTGCTCGTCGGAGATCCCCAGGGCAGTCGCGTCGATGCGTGACTGAGGGACGATGCCCTGCCCGACTACCCCCAGCACCATGGTGTCGATGGCGCCAGCCGGCAGAGCCTCGTTGCGGATCAGATCCCGAGACTGGCGTCGCAGGGTCGGCAGATCGGCCAGGGTGTCAGCATCGGCAGAACCGCCAGAGGTGTGCCAAAAGGCGGTGTTTTTGTTGAGCGCAGATGCGGTGCGGTAGGAGCCGGGGTTGCCCACAGGCCAGGCACCGAGCATGGAGGAAATCTGCTGGCGAGCCAGCTCCTCCGGCAGGATCAACCCATCAGGCATGCGGGCGTAAGTGGTCATCACCAAGTCCCCACGCCGTGGCTCACGCCATTGCCGGACAGGCGAGCGATCGAACGCTCGAGCTCGGCCTTGCGATTGACCAGAGCGGTCAGCGACTGGCGCTTGAGCTTGCGACGGCTGTCGCCGCTCTCGATCTCGTACTCAGACCCGCCCAGCGCAGCCTCATAGGCGGCGTTGACCTTCGTGAGTTCGGCTTGCAATTCTTCAAGTGTCGGCATAGAGCAAATACTTTGTCAGGTTTGGTCAAGATTATATGCCCAAATCATCAGCGGTTGAAAGTGGACAAAAAAAGAGCCGCCCGAAGGCGGCCAATAATTGCACAAGGAAACGCAGCACATCCCACAATGGCAAGAGGTTTTACATACCCCACCTCACCCCAGCACCAAGCATTACTCCACTTCAACGAACAGATTATCGCCCGACTACGCCACCGAATCAAGCTCACCCCTCACCCGGCGTCCAGCGGACGCCTGAAAAGTCCCTGACATGATCTCCGCCAGCTGCTGCAGGTTGACCCCCAGCGACAGGAAGGCGGCATAAGCGTAGCAGGTGCAGTCGAGCACCTCGTTGCGAGCTGACTGCGCCTTCTTGAACCACTCTCGAACCGGATAGCCTTTGGTGTTTACCTTGGTGCGTACCTCCTCAGCGGTCAGCTGCTGGTAGTAGTCCAGCGGGTAGTCAGACCGGAAGTGCATGTAGCCAGGTCCTGGCTCCGCTATCTTGAGCCGGCCATAGACAGAATCCTTGAGGGTGAAGGTGCCCAGCGGGAGGAAGGTCACCTTGTACAGGTTCGACTTCGACGGCGCCCCGACTGGAGGCTTGCCATCGCCGCCCAGACCCTTGATCCCGTAAATGCTCATGTGCTCGCGGGTCGACACGTAGTCATAGACGGCCTTGGTGTTCTCGCCGCCAGTGTCCACGAAGGCTCGAGCAGCCCTCAATTTGATGCCGCAAGGGTGTGCGTACTCGCGGGTCAGGTAGAGATCCAGCAACTGCCAGACCACCGGCCCATTGGGGTCACCCATTATCACGTAGTGCTCCAGCGACCATGACTCCTCGCCAAGGCCCCAGCCCACCAGCTCTATCTCAAGGCGGTTTGGCTGCACGTCGACGCCGGCGGTGATCACCAGCACTTCGCGAGGCAGGGGATCGAGGCCATAGGTCTCGTCCTTGGCCCTGGTCATGATCTCGTTTTCGTCGACCGTTTCTCCGGATTCAGCCCAAGGCAAGCCGAGCACGTTGTTCTGGAATGCTTGCAGCTTTTTCGGGTTCCCCTGGGCATTGAGCCAGGCCTTCGCCACATCCGACCATGACTTCCAGCCGATCGGGGAGTACAGCGCGCTGATCTGATAGCCGCGGCGGGATGGGTCAGTCTGCTCAGGGTTGGTCCCGCGCCACTCGCCACCCTCCAGCATGGCGGTCTTATGGTGTTCCTCCAGCACTCCTCCACATTCAGGGCAAACCATGTGCGCCTTGCGCGGCTTGAGCTTCCCAGTCTCCTCGTCACGCGGGATGATGAAATGCTCCCAGTCCAGCGTGTGCATGTGCTCGCAGTGCGGGCAAGGCACGAAGTACCGGCGACGGTCAGAGCGCTCGTACTCAGCGGTGATCCGGCAAGTAGACTTGTTGGCTGGAGTCGAACACTTGTAGATCTTGCGTCGCGAGAACGTACTGGTCCGCGCCTGGGCGAGCTCCAGTGGGTCACCTTCCCCATCGACATCCGCTGGCCAGTTGGAGATCTCGTCCGCAAACAGGTACCGGATCGGCATCGAGCGCAGGCCGGCAGCAGAGTTCGCCCCACCCATCAGCAGGATGCCGCCAGGAAACTCCTTCTCGAGCATGGTGCTGCCGCTGTCGCGGGATTTGTTCTCCAGCACTTTTGCGCTGAGACGCGGACACTCGGCGATCATCGGGCCGATCCGCTGCTTGGAGTAGCGCTTGGCGTTGTCGACGGTCGGCTCCACCAGCAGCATCGGGCCAGGGGCGTTGTCGATGACGTAGCCCACCCAGTTGTTGCCGAGCTCAGACTTGCCCACCTGGGCACCAGCCATGAGCACGACTTCCTGCACCGGCGAGGTGGCGGAGAGGCAGTCGGCAATTTCGCGGACGTATGGCGTGCGGCTGGTGCGGTAAGGGCCGGGCTCTGCAGCGCCCTTCTGCGGCAGGATGCGGTGAGTGTCAGACCACTCGCTCACCGTCATGATCGGGTCTGGGAGGTAGGCCTCGGCCAGCCCCTCCAGGTAGCTGTGCATGATCTTGGCGGCAGCGGTCATTCATCCCGCTCCTCGCCAGAGGCGTAAATGTCTGCCGAGAGCTGGCGCAAAGCCGAGGTGATCTCGGTTAGCAGGTAGGCGTGGCATTCCAAAGGGTCAGTCAGGGTGGCGACATGGGGGGCACACCGATCTGGGATGTTCAGCAGGGCGTCACGGATCCGGCGGTGGGCGCGGAATCCCTCCGACTTCACCACCTCCAGGCTGATCAGCTGACCGGACTTCTGCTCAAACTCCAGCTGGGCGAGCTTAGCCTGGTAGAACTCACGTTCACCCCGTGACTTGTTGTACTTGGCCCCCCTCCCAGACGCAGGCGTGGAACCACTGCCGCCATGGGTCGGCTCGTCATCCTCCGGCGCCTCGTCCTGGCGATCGCTGGTAGGCAGCTTAACCCGCTGTCCGGATGAATACCCTTGGCGCTTCTTGCTGGTGCCTGTCCCGCCAACATGGGAACGCTTCGAGGTGTCACTGTTCGCAAGCCAGTCGTCTTTGCATGCCGGCCAGGACAGCAACGGTCGGTCGTTGTCCTTGTGGCGGTCAGCGACGGTCACACGGCCGGTGGCAATAGCTTTGCGGACTGCTGTGTCAGATACCCCGAGACGCCTGGCGGCCTCTCGGATAGAAATTAACTCGCTCTCTTGAGACATAACACTCGCGGCAAATGGTTTGATACCTATGCCGCTGATTCTACTTCTGCGCACTTAGGTTCGCAAACCGTGGTTTGCGAGTTTGCGAGTTGCAAGTTCTCAGGGAAAGCACTTGACGGCAGGAAACCCATCTTTCCACCCCAGACACTAG